AAAAACTCTTAGCTTTTCCGTAGACGCTACATTAGGTTTGTATGGACCTTGCATCCCAAAAGCTTGTACACCACCTGTATTTAGACCTACTGACATATATTATTCTTTTATAATAAATAGATTGTAACGTAATTTCGTCAGGTTATTTAGACAAATAAGATTATGCCCCTAAGGACATAGCGTCATTTAGTAGTTTACCAGTTTCTAAAGCTACACCCCTATCCATTTGTAGTAGTTTTAAAAAGTCTTGCCCATTCATTCTTGCCTCACCATTATTAACATCAATATTACCTTCCAACTTTAAACTAAGTGGTCTCATAGTTGTTGTGTTGGTTGTGGTATTTGTATTTTCTACTATACTTTTATTTAAAGTTTCTGTTCTACTCGCGATAGACGCATCAAGGTCTTCTCCTAATTTTACATTTCCAGCTTGTGCTGCTACTAAAATATCTCCTTTATCAAAAGTTGTTATACCTTCTGGTGTGATTATTGCATCATTTGCATGCATTTTTTGTAATTCTTCCAAAGCTTTCTTAGCTCCATCGGTACCAGCTTTTTCAATCTCAGCAGATATAGAGTCTAGGTCACCTTTTCTTAAAGATTCTAGTTGTTCATCTGTTAAGCTTGGCATTCCAGAGGCTATTGTTTGTGTTAAAGTTTCTGTTCTTATAGCTTTGTCAGCTCCCATTCCTAACTCGTTTTTTACCATTAACCTAATACCTGCATCCATCGCTGCAAGATACTGATTAGCTTTTTCAGCAACGGTAAGTTGTTGTTTATAGACATCAGAATCCGTCATCCCTTCCTTTCTTAATAATTCCATTTGTTCTTCGGTAACATTAGAAACATCAACCATTTCTTCAATACCTGGAATTTTTACTTGTGCTACCCCACCTTCACCAATTTTAGACATAGAAGCTATTAACTCCTTATCGGTTTCTGACATATCACTAAAGTCTCCTATTTGGTTAAATACTTCTGCTCTTCTTGCTGACCTGACTGCGGTATCTGCTAATTCTTGGTAACTCATACCCATTTGTTCTGCCATAGCTTTTAACTGTCGTCTCTGTTCCGGAGATATAGAGAATTTGTTCTTTTCTTTGTCAAAATAAACAGCTGAAGCTGCTGTATCCGCAATAGCCTCTTGTAGACCTTCTAGGTCATTAGTTGCCATGTACATTAATTTAAATGGGTCTGCTAGGTCACCAACCGCGCCCCCAATTACACTCATTTGTGCCGCAAAATCAATCGCCCCTTCCGGGTCAAAGAATTTATCCGCGAGACTTGTTACCGTACTCATTTCAATACCTAATGCCTGACCTCTAGCTACCATTCTAGCTAATCCCTCAACACCTCTTTCAAATCCGTAAGTATTAATTAATTTTAATTCACCACTTATATTACCTAAGAATTTTTCCATTACAACACCAAAATCTCTACCTGTTTGTAAGATTTCAGACATAGCATTATCAGTTTCATCTACTTTACCCATTGCTGTATCTAAACTAAATCCTATAGTATCAAAACTTTCTGCAAATTTTCCAGCATCAAACCCTTCTAATGTTTTGGTTAATAGTGCAGCTCTTTCACTAACTTCTGGTGGGATATATAGGTTTCTTGAAATTTCTTTGGTCATTTCTTTGAAGACCGTGAATAAATCGTTTACGGTCATACCAAATTTGGATGCTGACATTCCTGCCTCAGTTAGACCATCTACTGTATCCATTAACTGTGCGTTGGACATTCCTAGACTTTTGGAGATGTCTACCCTTAGAGTATCTTCTAAAGCTAACATGTCTAATATTGTTTCCATATTATCCATATTAGTTACGTTTAAAGTCCTTATATTTTTAAGGACATCAGCCATTTTTTCTAAATCTCCTGTTGATACACTTTCTTTTGGTGTTCTATCGGTTGCTATTTTACCTAGCTTTTCCCATACGGAACCCTTACTACCTCCACCAACATTACTTTTTGGGGGTGGCCCATAACCAACTGGTACCCAATCACCATTTGCATTATAAATGTGGTTTACACCATTAATTGTTTTTTCATCACCTAATTGTGGAGTTGCCATAATTCTAAACTGTTTTTATATAAATATTTAGAATCTGTTTTTAGCCTTGTTATTTGCTTGTTCAATTGCCTCATTCTTTTTTTGGAATTCCTCTGTTAGGAAATTTACGTAGAATCTACGTTCAAATGTAGGCATTTGTAAGAGGTCGGACCACGCGATGTGGAGGTGTTTCATTAGATAATAGAATTCTTGCAATAGGGCATTCCTATATGCCGTAGAAAGGACGAAAAAACTCAACCCCGAATGTGATTCTCGCGTTTATCTCTTCATTCGATGGAGTTAACACGGGGATAGTTAAATCTAGTGAAGGCGAGTTTTCTCTAATTACTTTTCTAATGTTTTGAGAATCTCGAATTGGCATTGTTTGTATAAATTGTGCGATAGTCATTGGGTCTCTTACTCCGTCTATTTCTTTAATTAACAATTCTAATTGTTTGGTCATGTAAGTGTTTACTACCGCTTTTTTATTTTGTTCGTCTAATGCTTTTAATGTTCTTTCGTTTTGTGGGGTTAAGAAAGATAGTTTTACCTTCTTTTTAGAAATTTCTAAGTAATGGTCAAACTCATTATTATTATCTAACTCCACGCCTACTTCATTAGTTTTTAATATAGATAAATCTATTGTTGTTTCAAAAGACTCTTTTGTTTTTGGGTCTGTTAAGGTAACTTTATAGTCTGAACCAAAAGCAGTATTTCTTAAAAATACAAGTACAGCTTCTTTATCACATTCTGGCATATCCATAATATCTATATCTTTATCTAAAATTTTTCTAGATATTAACATGTTGATTAATTCACCATTAGCTTGTAATGATGGTGTTGCCAATAAATTTTCGTCTGAAGCATTTAAGTAGGTTACCTTTACAGATTTCTTTTTATTTTTATAAAAAACACCCTGAGAAGGTAAACTTACCATGTCGTAAGGTAAGATTGTTTCTGGTTGTTGGCCTAATTGTTCTTGCATAGCTTATAATTTAATTAATATATTATAATAGTAAATACATATATTTAAGTTTTATTAATTTAAATAGGTTGCGCTATAAGCATCTTAAAATATATAATTAAAGTCAAGTAGTTTGCAATAAAAAAGCCCTAACTAAAGGGCTTTTATAAAATCTATTTAGTTTGGTTTAGTAAACTAAGATACATCTATCTGGTCTTAAAGTGGCTGAAATATTTGCAAGACCGTCATCACTATAACTTAAGTCATTAAAGTTAACGTCTGTTAAGAAACACCCTTGTAGTATCCATTTTTCTACAACAACACCAGTAGGGTCTAACATTTCTAGGTCGATGTTTTTCTTATAACCCGCAGCGTAACCCATTCTACCAGTTACAGATTCTGCATGTGTTCTAACCCACTCCATAAGAGCTTGTGCTGCTGATGGTCCGATTGGGTCTCTAAATGTTACGTTTATTGTGTTCCATACAAATCTACCCGCTACATAAGTAGAGGTGTTTAAGAACGGTACTTCTACAGAGTTAATTGTAACCTGTGGTCTAGAAGTACTCTCTACATACCATTCATTAATCCCCAAAGAAGAGTCGAATCGCATGATAAACCTATTCTTTTTCTTTGGCTCATAAGGTATAGGCATTTTCATTAATAAGTCAGCCATATCTTTTTAATTTTTTGTTTTTACTTTTTTATTATATACTATAAATATATCGGGAATGAAAAAAATGTCCTAATTCACTTGTTTTAATACTATTTTGTTCATTCCACCTTCAGATGTGTCATAAACTATGAAATCTACATCTGGAAATTCTACTTGTAATACCTCTTTTATAAAAGGAATTATCGCGTTTATATTACCTAAATCATCATCACTAAACCCCACTGATAATTTTTTATTACCCATATTTACCATCTGAGACGCCTTAGATACTATATTTGTCACATAATCTCTTAAAGCTATTTTTTTATTTTCTTCTGGATTTGCTGCCGAACCACCTTCTAATCCGAATTTATCTGTAAATTTTTGTGATGTTACTGGGTGATATTCGTGTGAGTCTAAATAAGTCTTTATTACTATTTCTGGGTCTTGTCCATCTAATTCTGGATAATTTTGTTGGATGTTGTCAATCATTTTACCTAATTCTTCCTCGGTAAACGTGTGGGATATAACTAAATCCATACCTTTCCTTAACACTGCGGGTTCATGTCCTCTAGCTGTTATAATAGATATTGGATTTGCATATATTAGGGCCTCTTTAAATTTGTCGAATGAGGGTGCGAAAGAACCCATAGTTAAAGCCTTTTCTAAATCCATTAGAAAAGCGTCCTCATCTATAAAGTTATCAAAAGCTCCCTCGTCTAATTTATAATAATTACTATCCCTAACTAAGGCAAACTCTTCCGTACCTACATTAACAGGCACCCAACCGTCTCCAGTATTTTTTAACATTTTAATAGTGGTTGGCATTTTAAGTATATTATCATCCCAATCAAAACTATATGCTCTAATACCGTTAGACTGTTCTTCTATTAGTCCACCAATTCTTTTTAGTTGTTCCTTAGTTATTATTATCTGTTGTGACATATAATATAAATACAAATTAATTTGGTTTAATCGACTTTTTTTATTATCTTTGTAGTATGAAAAATCTACTAAAAATATTATCTTTATTTCTATTGTTAAGTTCTTGTGTTAAAGAACCAATATATCCACCATGCACAACCACATACCCAACTACACAAAATAACGGGGAGTATGTAGAAACAAATTTCCTAGAAGGGTGTTGGGTTTTAAGAAGTGGTACAATGTATGTACAGAATTTGGATACGGAAGAGAACACTGAGATATTTTTATTTGGTGGTGGATTGAGTAGTAGTTTACGATATGACGGAATATCAGTATTTTCTTTTGAAAGTATAACTAGACATCAAACAACTTGGTGTTTTGATTTTCCTGAAAATATACCGGGTAATGGTAGTTTTACTATAGACGGGGACACAATATACCCGTATGGTTTAAATATTACAACCAATAATATTACAGTAACTGAGGACGTTTCTGGTAATTACCAACTACTGGGTGGTTCATCAAGACCAATTCACTATGAAGTAGTAAGTGTAGAGAATAAAGTCATTAATGTTTACGTACAAGAGACTTATGAGAATATTTATGGATATAACTACTACTATTTTTCAAAACTAAGATTTAAAAAACTGTAACTTATAGTTAAAAAAATCGTATATATTAATAGAAGTTTAACCCTTTAAAATAAAAATTATGTTAGAATATATTATACCTTATCTAATTGTATCACAAATACTAATGTTTGTATTTTTGTTAATTAACGAAAAAGACATTTATAGTGGTTATCTATCGTTTGAGTCTAAACGAGGAGATAGACCAACTACCAAATGGTATGTGTTCTACATTATCACACACATACTTAAAGCCCCTATATTGGCTCCGATGATATTAATTTTAATAATATTAAATGGTGGTAAGTTAGTTGAATAAAAAAAGGTCCTTTTGGACCTTTTTTATTTATTATCTTCTTCTAGACCTTTTTACTTTTCTAGATTCTGCCATTCTTTTTCTTGGTTTTCTTGATTCACGAAAATCTGTATCTTTTTCATCACGGTCCTCATGGTCTTCATCATAACCCATATCTTTTTTAAGGTAACCTAAGTGGTCTTCTATAGCTTTAACATGGTCTTCCATAGACATTTCTTCTTTTCTATCCGAACCTTCATCCTCACCATAGTTATATGTTTCTTCACCTTCACTATCTTCTTCTAGATTTTCAGTTTCAAACATTTCTTTATATTTCGCTGTTGGTGTGTTCATTATTCCGAAATTTTGTCCGTTTCCAGCTCCGAGGTTTTCTTTAACTAATTTTTCTATTAAGTTAACCAATTCCACCTCTTTTAATTTAATCTTTTTCATATTTTTAGATTTTTGATATAGGGTTTATTATTTGTTTCATCTTTTTTATATCCTCTTGGATTAGTTTTTCTTTTTCTTCTTTTGATTCTTTCATTGATTTTTTAATAGCTTTATCTTTAGCCATTAAATAGTCGTCAGAGTCTATGTCACCATCACCATCATGGTCTTTTTTCTTACCTTCATCCATTTCGTGGTGTCCTTCTTCCATGTCATCCATTTCGTATACATCACCATCTTGACCATCATAACCTTCATCTAAGTCGGGATAAGGAAGTGGGTCTTTTAATGAATCAGGGTCCGCCATCGCTCTTTGGTCTCTTCCAGAAGCAATTGCATCGGCTGTAATAGTCATAAAATTACCTAATTTAGTAATAGAGTTAGCCAACTTTTTTCTAGTATCACTATCTTTAATCATGTCATAAGCTTTTTTAACACCATTAATGATATTTTCAATACCATTAGCAGCAGCTACACCACGATTATACCCACCAGTATCAAATCCCTCACCTAATAAATCATGAGAGTAGTCCTCAACATTTAAATCTAGACCTTCCTTTTTAATAGATTCTCTAATTAGCTGGTGACACTCTTTAATAATTGTGTTAATAGAATTTTCTTTTGTTTCTTCTAACCTCATTAATAACCTATCTAATTGTTCTTCACTTAAAATAACATCTTGCCTTTTACCCTCAGTAAAAACTTTTTTGTTAGTTTTAGGTTGTTTTAGACTCTCGTTTAATGTTTTTTTACTAAATTTCATATCTCTGTTTTGTTATAAATATTATATATCTTCAAAAGATGCCCCTGTAGGAGTTATTAAGAACTCAACAAAGATATATTCTAAAGCTCTGGTAGGTTTAATGTAAATCTTACCATTCATTTCATTTCTATCTATTTCTTCAGGGTCATTAGAAAGTACCACTCTAAAGTCTGTCAAACCTCTATCTCTTCTTATAGAGTCTAGAATTGGGTTAACTAAGTCTAAGAATTGTTGTCTTACAATATCGTCATTTTGTTCGAATATTAATCTTACCGAAACAGCCGAAATTAATTTTCTAGTTTGTAGTAACAATCTTCTAACATTAATTCTATCTAAAGCAGATTCTCTAATCTGTAAAGTTTTATTACCCCAGATAATTGGACCTACATCACTGAATGTCGCGATAGGGTTAAGTCTACCTACATATAATGTATCTCTTTCATCTAAAGTCAGTTTCTTTCTCGCTTTAACAGCGTCCACTAAACCTCTCGTATATCCTGCCGAAGCGAACCATGGGAATGAAATATTATCAGTTAATGCTATATTTCTCATTACCTCTGCTGTTGGTGGGATGTAAATTTGTTTATTATTAGCGGTATCTCTTACCTGTATCCAAGGATAATAGGTAGCTGTATAGTTAGAATCAATTAATGAATCTTCTAAATTGTCTACAGCTTCTTCTGGTGAAACTTGGTTTGTTTTATCTGTTGTGTCTGCTACAAACATATTATAGTCTGGTGTTGTTACCACATATAAAGAGTCAGCTCTTTGTGTTTCTACCATATCTATAGCTTCATTTACTAAACCTAAGTTATCTACATAATCTAAACCTGGTGTTGTAAACACATTAATATCTACTGATTCTGGGTTATTGAATGTTTCTATACCTCTTAAGAATGCAAAATAGTCAGTGTTTGCTTCGATGGTACTTAACTTCTTAAATGTACCTAATCCTGTACCTAGTGGGAAATCACTACTTGTACAAGCTCCCGCTAAGAAACCACTTAATCCCATTCTATAGTCATCACTATTAGACCTAGTTTTTCTGTAAATGTCCCAACCGTCGAAACCACCATGAGGTGCAACTGTAAACTTACGACTTCTAAGTTTTTTATATGTTTCGGTAGATAGTGTAGGTTCGTGGTTAAATTGTCCTGCTCCACAATCAAATACTTGTTTATTGTTTAAGGTAGTACCTGTCCAATCTGTATACGCTCCAGTACCTCCTATAACCACAGTAGCTCCAGAATCCATGTGGAATCCTTTAGTTATTACATTCCACTCACCACCATCTGCTGGTGTACATAATGTGGACGGTACTTGTTTTCCTTTATAGTTGAAGAAGTCTGGGTCATAAGCTGCACCTGTACTATTAGATACACCTAGATAAACTTTACTAACTTTATCACCACCACTAACAGTTTGGTTATTTACCGTACCACTACCGAAAGGTGGGTCAAAAACTGTTTCACCTGGTGTGTAATATTTTGTTTTATAAACTAATTTAGGGTTTGTAGGACATGTTCCATAACCTCTAAACCTATATCCCTCAAATCCTGCTGGTACTGAATTAGCAAATGTCCCATCTAATAAACCTTCACCTAAATATAACATAGTATACTTAGATTTTAATTCAAACTCACCTGTAGATGTACCTATTTTTCTACCAACAAATGAAACTTTAGTAGGGTCTAAACTACATCTAGTATATTTTTCTAAGACGTTTGGATTTGCATCAGTATCATAGAAATCTCTTACCAAGATATCAAATTCACCTCTCTCAAATGACATATTAATTAATGAAATTTTAATTTCTCTGTTTGCTGTTGTACCATCAGATATAGAAATAAATTTAAATAATCTATATACGTCAGTACCTTGTAATTCTGAAACAATCCATGGTGTTTCAGGTGTTGTCCATTGATGCATGTACCAAGCTATAGTATTTGTGTTTGTTGTATTTCTTGCGGAAGGTAAGTACTGTAAACAACACTGTAACCCTCTTACTTTTCCTTTTTTCCAAGCATCTGTTAACAAAGCTGGATAAGTTTCTTCTACAAATAAAGGAACCTCCTCTTTCTTTTTATCAAAAGGACTTCTACCAAATACTCTAGAAACGTAGTCTTGTGAAGTATTACTCATAGAAGTTTTAAATGTGTAAGCTGTACCATTAACAGTTCCAGCACTTATACCAAACGAAGCGAATGGATTTTCCATAACTTTATAATAATCTCCAGTACACTGCATATTAACAGTATTCGCACTAATAGAATAAACCGGTCCACCCGAAGCCTTATCACTTAATCCTCTAGACCTTAAAGTTAATACTACCATACCATCATATTCAGTCTCAGCTGATAAATTTGTATAAGTAACGTAGTCCATTACTACATTACCAGAATAAACTACTGTACCAGCACTTGTTGTTCCTGTTGCTGCCGAATAATAACCAGCATATCCTACAGGAGTTCCAGCTGCAGAGAAAGATATATCTGATGGATTACCACTAATATATAGTTGGTACGAAACCCCACTATACGTAGAACCTGTACAACATGTTGTACTATTGTCGTTATCAAATAAAGCGTAATACCAAGAATCGTTTTTATATGAAGTCCAGTCAGTACACTCACTTCCTAATATATTAGTTACTGTTAAAGCTGAAGTTGCAGCTGTTAATGTATCTACTGTATCAGCAGTAGCAGCATTAGTTGTTGCACTAGGTATACAACCATATTGGTAGACTGTTGGACAAGGCCAAGCAGTCGCTGCTGAAGCTGGGGTTTGTGAACCACCAGTATAACATAAAGTATTAGATGATGTTTTAAGACTTAGAGTCGCAGAAAAGAAATCAAGGAATGATTGTTTTAACGTTGGTAGTGTAGTTCCGTTCGTTAATGTTACTACTTCACCCAAATCAGTGTCTGTGTCGGATTTTCTAAAGTGATTTAATACCACACCTGGAATTTGTGTAAAGAAGTCAGCATTTAAGGCATCATTTATACTTGCACTTTCACCCACAGTAGTATTAGTACCAGTTAGTGGGATGAAGAAAGGCATTATTGTTTGGGTAATAGCAGATACAACGCTACTACCAGAATCAGCCCTAAAACTCTTAGGGTCTAATTCCCCCAAAGTTAATACACTAAATGATGGTCCCGCATCATAACCACTAAGACCTAATACTCTAGTCACAAATAATTGATTTGATTGACTTAAGTAAGACTTAGCTATATATCCTAACTCATATTTAGGAATCTGTGAATCCACGTATGTTGTTGGTGATGTACCACCAAATCTTGTTGTGAAGTCATCATATGATTGTATAAAAATAGGTTCAAAAGCTGGTCCCTTTAGAGTTTCACCAACCACACCTAATGTTGTAACACCTACACTTTGTGCTACAAATGTTAAATCTTTCTCAGAAGTATATACCCCTGGAGAAACAAATACCTTATTACCGTCTGCCATGTTTTATAATTTTTAAAATATTTTATTTTCTTTATTATAAATACAAGGGGTATTATCAAAAGTTACGTAGTAAATTAGTATATTTGGTGGTTAGTAGGTAAATTTTCATACTTTTTTCATACTATATAGTAGTTATAGCAAAAATATCCTCTATAATGGCCAATAAAGACAAAAAACCAAAAATAAAAAATTTAAAGATAAGTGAAGAGGTTCATTTTACCCTAAAAGAGTACTGTAAGAAAAACGGACTTAAGATGTTTGCTTTTGTTGAACAACTGATAAGGATAAATTGTAAATCTAAAAGAGATATTTACGGAGAATAATTAGTATATTAACTTCTCTTGTAGTGTTAAGGTAGCGGGTGCAGCACTATTATCCTTATCAACCCAAATTGTCAACTTATCACCAGGATTTATCATTAACACCTCATTAATGTTATGTTGTACATCATTTATATAAAATTCGTAAGCAATAACATTCTTAATTCTTAAAGCTGAAATATTAACTTTATAGTCGTAGTTAAGTACTAACTCATCATTACCAGCGTCAAAAGTTAACTTAGTATTTATTTTATCTGGATTTTTTGGAGTTCCTTTTGGTTCCTTTTGTCTTTCTTTTTCATCAAAACCAAACATAACTAAACTCCTACTAATTGCCGGTTTAACTTCAAATTCTTCTTCATCTAATAAAAATCCTTGTAATTGAAATTGATAATTTTGTTGGTAGTATCTTCTTTCTTCTGTGTCTATCTTACTTTCGTCACCTATAGAATTCATCACTATAGGAATATAATGCCCTTTTACAAATGTGTAAGCCTGTCTAGATGTAAACTTTTGTAGTACAACCCTATTAAAATTATTTAACTCTCTCATTCTATTACAAATAATTTTAACATCATAAGTTATGTCAACAGGAACTGGTTGAGGTATAGTATATATGTCGTATCCTTTTCTATTTCCATCCCATGTTGGGACTTTTGCATAATGAAATTGTTTTCTATCTGGTATTGTATACTGTAAAGCGGGATTAGTACCATACTGTACTTCTGGATTTCTAACAACCACAATAAAAGGTAGTTCTACGTTTTTGTCTTTTGTTGAGAATTTCCATGTTTGTGCTAACTCCCCCCATCTTTGTAACGTAAGAATTCTATCTATAACATTAATCTTTTTACCATTACTTACAGTTTTTAATTGTTCTTCTACAAAATCTAACATACCCCTATCCATATCCGCATGTAGTACTGACTTTGGTAGATAGGTCCCATCTTCAGTTATTAAATTTGCAAGTTCTTTTCTTCTATTAGGTGTGGTTATACCATTGTACCCAGTAGGGTAGTGTCCCTGGATTGGTCCCGGAGATATATTCAAACTCTTTTTTACTTTTTTTGGTAATGCCATTATACTCCTTTAAATTCATTAGGACTTACGTAAGAACATGTAACAGTTCTATAAAAAGCCTTATACCCACCTATAGTGTGTTTATTATCAGATGTTACTCTACCGTCATTTGTTACGCTATAATATCTCATTTTATTTTCCGTTTCAGCATAACCTATATAATCACCATAATTAATATCTATATTTAATTCGTTTAAATGTTTTATATAAACACCTAATGTCATATTTCCAGGTTCTAAATCTTTAACTAACCCACCCGCATAACTATCAAGTTTTGGTTCATCTATTTTAACATAAGCATTAAACTCTACCGGTGCTTTATATCTAATTTCTTCTGGACCAGATTCACCGTAAACATCGTCAACATCTGAAAGTCTCGCATCCACCCTAAATAAAACCAAAGTAAAATGCATATCACCGTGTAACCACTCCATACCTACGTTCTGTTCTAACTGAAAATCTTCAGAACTAAAAAATCTAGATATCCTTGTAATAGGTATTTTTTTATTTGCCATATAGTGTTTCCTTTTATTATAAATACAATTTGTCTTTCTTTTCTCTTTTTATTATATTTTTAATATGGAAAATTTCCCACCAGAAATTAAAGCTAAGAATTCATTAGCTGATTATAGTGGGGCCAATAACTATATTATAGGCCTTAGAAATAATATGCTTAACAGTAAAACATTCACACTAACACGTTCACAGGCAGACTACATTAATAAAAACTATAGTGAAAAACCTAAGGTTGTTAGACTGTGGATGGAAATAGATGATTATTTAGCTAAAGAATACATGTCAACCAAATTTTTACAGTCCCCACCCAAATCTATTTGGATTGAGAAGTTGTTAAGTGAGACAGAAAAAGCTTATCATGTCTGGGGTAAGGTAATTGATTCTGACACACTTAATTCTTTTTGGGTCCCTAAAAATCAGATTATTCCGAGAGCTAATCCTGATGTTAAGGTTGACTTCGGTGAGTTTTCTCATCGTCCACCATTCGAACACCAAAAAACAGCTATAACTAAATTAGTGTCAAATAAAAAATATATCCTAGCGGACGATATGGGTTTAGGTAAAACTAGTTCTGCTATTATGGCTAGTATAAGTTGTAAGGCAAAAAAAGTATTAATTATTTGTCCCGCATCTTTAAAGGTTAATTGGAAAAGGGAAATAGAGAATTATACTGATGAACCGGTCGGTATTGTAGAAGGTAAAAAATGGTTGGACGGTAAATATGTGATTATTAACTATGACATACTCAAAAACTTTCATTCCTTACCAAAAGACAAAGATAAGAAAAAACAAATTATAGATTCCAAGTTTGATTTGGTCATAATAGATGAAGCACATTATGTATCTAACGGAAAAGCTCAAAGAACTAAATTGGTTAACAACTTAACTTCTAGAATAGATAGATTATGGTTATTGTCTGGTACCCCTATGACATCTAGACCTATGAATTACTATAACCTGTTAAAGTTGGTTGGGTCAAGAGTTGCAAATAATTGGATTAATTATGTTAGGAGGTATTGTGATGGTAAACAAATTTTTAGGGGGTATAGAAAAATATGGTTGACTTTTGGTGCTACTAATTTAGAAGAGTTACGTGATAAAACTAACGATAAAGTTTTACGTAGACTAAAAGAAGATGTGTTAGATTTACCGGATAAGATTATTACCCCCATTCATATGGAACTAAAATCTAAAACATATGAAGACGAAATGGGTGACTATCTTGACTGGAGGAGACAAAATAGGAATAAAGGACTATCCATACAACTTTCAAAGTTAATGAAAGTTAGACAAATCATAGCTTTAGAAAAAGTTAAGGAGACAATCCAACTAATAGAACAGTGTCTACAACAAGATAAAAAAGTTATTGTATTTACTAATTTTACAGAACCTTTAATGACTTTACATGAAAAATATAAAAAAGAATCTGTAATTCTTAACGGTACAATGAAAAAAGAAGATAGACAGGAAAGTGTAGATAGATTCCAAAACGATGACAAAGTAAAAGTTTTTATAGGAAATGTAAAAGCAGCTGGGGTGGGAATTACCTTAACCGCTGCAGAAGTTGTAATCTTTAATGATTTATCATTTGTACCCTCCGACATGTCTCAATGTGAAGACCGAGCATTTAGAATAGGACAAGATAAAAAAGTGTCTTGTATGTATCCTATTTATGACAATACTATAGAAAGAACCATATATGAATTAGTTAATAAAAAGAAATCCGTGATAGACACTGTTATGGGCGATAATATTAATGAAGAAGATATTTTAGGTGAAATTTTACTTGGTTTGTAAAAACAAGCTTTTCCTTATATTTATATAAAAACAATTGTTATGGATAAGAAAGAATTCACAAAAAAACAACTTAAAAAACAGTTAACCACATTAACTGAAGAAAAAAGTGCACGTTCTGAAACTGCACTAAAAAAAGATTTAAAAAACTCGTTTGACGCGTTAAAAAAATTAGACCAGGTTACTACAGGTCAAAAAATAGGTGATGTTACAATAACAAAAGCTATGAATAAAAAAATTAAGAACGCTAAAAGATATATAGAGGATTTATATGATAATATAACTGATGGTGAAATACAAGAAAAAGAACAGAACGAAGAAAACGAAGTAACTGAAAGAAATGAACACTCTGAAGGTTATGGAAAAATGTATAACGCTTTAGAAGGTATTAAAGAGGGTAAAGTTGTTAAAATTAATGAATCCACATTAAAAAGAATTGTAGAAAGAGTTATTAAAGAACAGGAGGTAACTGGTTTACCTATCGCATTTAAAAATAATGTTAGTGTAGAGGATTTAACAGAAGAACAATTAGAGGA